TTGATCATTTGATTCTACAATAACATATGCTTCGTTGTATGTCATAGCATATTTATAAATCACATCAGGAAAGAGTAAAGGTGATAGGTTATTATCTCTAAACGTTGCAACTTGTTTAAATGGCTGCACCGATGTGTTGATGATGTTAAACGTAGAGTAATCTTGCCCTCGGCCTTTTGCTACATCAACTATCATTATATAGTTATGGTCTTTAATTGGTTCTTGGTATATGTAAGTGTTTTCTTTTACATACATTGGATCTTCTGCTTTTTGGTTTAACAAGGCTTCGGCTGATATAAGACTATTGCCTCTACCTTGAAAGGTATTACCAAACTCTTGATCAAACTGTATTTCTGAAGTGTTAGCAATCGTTTGCTTTTTCCACTTCTCATCTCTACCTGGAACATCCCACCAATCTACACGGAATGGTTTGAATTCATTTGTTTTAGTAACAGCACCTTCCCATAGTTTATGGAATACGTTACCGATACCATTTGCTGTAGAAGTAATGATTATCTTAGTGTTCTTACCAGATGATACAACAGGATATGTTGATGTATAGAATGTAGCATCGTTATCAATGAATGCAAACTCATCAAGGAAGAGTAAGTTAATCGATAGACCACGAATAGAACTACCAGAAGTGGCTGCTGCAATTATCTTTGAGTTATTACTAAACTCTATAGAACCTTTGTTTAATGCTTTACATCCAGGCTGTAAAAAGAATGGCAAGTTTTCTAACATAAGAGTAACTCGAGCCAGCATCTCTCTAGCAGTTGCACCTTTGTTTGCAAGTATAGCAATAGTCTTTTCAGGATGGAATATAGCGTACCATAAGAGATAACCTACAGATGATATTGATTTACCAGACTGTCGACATGCTAATATGATTGAGAATCGGTTATTATTAAAATGATCAAACATATTTCGTTGATAGTCATATGGTTTAAATGCCACTAAGCCATCATCGAGAGATATTATCTTCACATAAGTTTCAACAAAGTACGAAGGATTCTTCATACATTTCTGATATTCTTTGATTTCTTTTAATGTAAACTGAACTTCAACTCCGTCTCTTTTTACATTAGGATTACCAAGGTAACCAAACTCATTATTCTTTATCGGCATTAATCACTTTTTCATCATTGTTAAGTAGCATTCGCTGTAAATCAGTAGTACTACCTATAAACATATTATTGTTTGTTACCTTACCTGCTTCTTCTTTTTCTTTCTTTCCAACTAGATCTTGTTTGTTCTTTTGAAGAGCCATAAGCTTATCAGTCACATCACCAATGTCTTTAATAGACTTGGCCAAGACTTCGAATGCTCGTGGATGTTCTGATTCTTGAGCAATCTCTACGAGAGAATCTAATGAACCCATACCTTTACTTATAAGCTCTTTATATGTATCACGCGAGAATCTATAGTCATCATTAATATCTTTCTTCGAAGCAATCTCTTTCTCCAATGCAGCATTCTTTGTTTCTGCTGGAAGATTCTTTTCTAAGGATTGCTTGAATGCATCTTTTTTATCAATCATAATTAGAAGTCTGTGTTATCGATCGTTGTAGTTACTGTAAAGTCTGACTCAGTATCATCAGCTCCAATTGATATATCGATAGAAGAGAATGTATCTAAATCACCACTTAAAGCAATTGAATTACTTTGATCTGATGCTGAAGTTAGTTCCTGTATCTCTCCACCATTATTGACATATAGATTTCCACCGGGTGTATATCCTGTAACATTATTTTCTACTAAACGTATAGAACTTGAATCAACAGCATCGATTGTTCCTGACCAAGTTCTTGTCTTATCAGAACCTTGATATATAGTAGCGCCTGGAGTAAATGATGTAGGAATAGCCACAATTGATGCGAATGATATAAGGGCACCAAAAGCTTTAATACCGGTATTTCCGGTAAAGTCAATAAGAACTTGGCGAATAGCTCTAGGAGTAGCTACTGGACCGTAAAACGACATCTTCATTGTAAAATCTAAAGTATATATTAAGACTCTTCGACTATTATAATCACCTTCATATTGATCGTCAAATGATACACTATTTAAGATAATTGGAACATCCTGTTTAAAGGTTGGCATATCATCAATTGGTTTAATCGCAACAGTATATTCAGGCTGGAAGTATGGTATAATTTGTTCTAATATTTGAAGACCATCATCTTGGTTTTTAGCCATAATATTTAATTGCATATTAATATTATATGGTGTTTGCTGTTTAATAGATTTACGCGATGTAACCGTTGACGCAGTTATCTCTCTAAATTTGTATATATTATGATCTATAACCTGCGTGCTGTTTAAGGGTGATGTGTTAGCTGTTAAGCCCCATATAATATCCATTTGTGCTTGACTAATTTGCCATTTAATTTCTACATCTGGAACAAAGAAAACATGTTGTTGATTAATGAGTAAAGCATCTGAAAATTTTAAATTTATTCCGTTATCACCACCAATATTGTATACATACAATTCAGGATTAGCCGCAGCATGAAGTATACCATCAAGGCCTCTGTTCGGAAATATTGATATTTGATACGGTTCACTATAGGTTGATTGTGACGGAGATACAGACCCAGAAACGCCACCTCCGTTGTTCGATACCAGAATACTAGCTCCAACTGCAACTTTAATATAGCTTACAACAAAAACATTATCTAAGTTTGCAGATGCTGCGTTGTCATCTCGCGATATTTGGCCAAAACCAGTCATGAATATATTTTTAATACCATCAGTATAAGCTGATGAACCCGCTGGTGTAACACCATCTACAATCGAGCTTTTACTTACAGCCACTAGACTTAGATTGCCAATTTCTTCTTCAAATACTAATGCGCCCTCTGTGGCCACGGTAGTCGAAACCGGCTCATCAATACTTATTCTCTTCTGAAGCTTTTTAGTTGTATCAAAGTCTACTCCAGCTATTTCGAAAGCCATTCGAGGAAGCTTCATTGCAACTGAAGCGTCTTGGCCCGTATCAGAATCAAGTCGTGATAAAAACTTTTGTTTAGGTCCGTACGCTAATGGAACCTTTACTTGGTTAACAAGAGAACCATCACCTTTCTTACGAGCAACTGTAATATTATTAAATAACGTACCAAAAACTGCAACAGATTTACGTACAGTAGCATGATAGAAATGTGAACCGAACATTATAAGGTCTCCGATGGATCGCCGAATGGATTAGATTCAGAGAAGTCAATAAAGTTATCACCTTCAATTTCAAATTGAACGTTTTTAGCTTGTGAATCAGAAGCAAAAGTATTATTTAAATCATCATCTGATAGTGTATATACATTAGTTATAGCACAAGTATGAGTAGACGTTGATCCAACCAGATTAGCAGAGAATCCAGCTGAACCTGAACTAACTAAGAAGTCTCTTGCAGAATCAGTTGTAGTGCTTTCATTCGTAGTATCAACTGTGCCGATGTTCGATACGGATATTATCGCTGTAGTATTATCAGTAGATTTAGTAATAGTTTGAACTTCACCAAACACTGTCACATATCCTGTTGAATCGGATAATAATGTTTGAGTTACAATTTCACCAAGAGTAAAGTGATTACCATTACTCACTGCAACATCTAATCCTACTTGATAAGCATTCTTCGCTTGGGTTAAATCAATAGCAGCTACACCAGTTTCCATATCCTCATCATTGTATTCGAATAGAGCACAATTAAGTTTATAAACTGGTAAGTTAGATAACTGATAAAATGGCTGTTCTTCTTCGACAAACTTAATCTCAAAGAAACTATTACTTAATGGAAGGTATATTAAATCACCTTCATCTGGTTTAGGATATGTTGTATTGCTATAATTAATACCAATAAATCTTTGCCATTGTCTTCGAGATATAATAAATGTAGCTTCGTCTCTTATCTCAAGACCAAACTTACTATATAGATCTCCTTCACCTTCGAAGCCATCACTATTTTCTATATAAGCTTCTATCATATACGCGTCATCAAACTTAGATGAAGAGTCTTCTCCAAAGATTTCGTCTCTGTTTATTATTGTTCGTGGTAGATAGTAAGCATCTTGACCAAAGATCTTTAAAGATTCAATAATTAAATCCTCATATAGATTTTGCTCAGACTTTACAGCTTGACTAAAGTATACATTACGTGGCATAGATTATCCTGTATAGAAATCAACTGGCATTTCCCAATTTAATCTCGCTTCTTCTGTGAGTTTTTCTAGTTCTTCCTTTGCATCATCAAAGATCTGACGACCATTAAATGTTACACCACCTGGCATAACCATACCTTCGAACTTAGAAAGATTGACACCCCACTGTTGTTTGATAAGAGCTGTGGCATACCGCTTTAGATAATAATCATTGTAGATATCAGTGTAAGTTCCTGGATCTAAAATCTTAAAAGCTTCAAAAATTAAGTATTGACCTACAGTAGCTTCGTCCCAATCCATGTGCATGATGATAGTATTACGATGACGTTTAAAATCAAACTGTTTATCATCGTCGTCTGTTAACATCTGCCACATTTCATTATGCATTCTATTCATAGCAAAATCAACTAAACCGGTATGATACTGCAGATTATGCATATCATTTAAAGCTTGCTGATAATCAAAGTTAAACATATTGCTAGACGATGCACCACCGTTAGGAGTCAGGTTAAATACCTTAGTTACATTCGTGATGCCTGAA